CGCTTCCCAACGTGTTCGCGCCTGTATACTTATATCGCTTTTCTCGGCTTCAGTCAAGCTCTCCCAAGCTTTTGCACGACCTTCACCAATCTTAATTTTGTCCTCTTCTGACCTATGAGTACCTTCTGTTGGGTGCTTTTGGCGACCAGTTTTTAGAGCTACTTTTGTTGATTCGGACTTACTCCTAATTTGCACCTTTAGGAACTTTAATGCGCGAAGAATCTTATTAGGATACACATTGTAAGCCTCAGCGATTTGATGGATACTCTGCTGTTCAGTTGAGTACCTTTTTATTAGGTCAACTTGATTTTCTAATGCGAAGTTCATTCTCTACAACCTTCATAATATCCAGAATATTAAACTGCGGAACAACACCGTTAGCTTTACGACCACAGTAGTTCGTGAGTTCATTAGCGTAAGCCATACTAGGAGCAATAACTATTAAGTTTGGGTCATTATACATACTATAGTTCTGAATGTAATTACCAAATCCGCGCACCCAATCTAGGTCAAACATATATAGTACCTTGACCTTTGGCATATTTGCACGCAACATAAATAACGTTAAGTCTAGGTCCGTAGCAATTAAAACACCATCGAATCCAAAGATTCTATCAAATGTTGTTGATGCTGTCGCTAGTCTACAGCAATTTTGCGCTGGTTCCTTGTAGAACACTGTTAGTTTATACGGAATATCCATTTGACCAAGACTATTCACTCTATTAATTGTAGTGAACGCCTGCTGATTAGGACCGAGATTATTTATAATTATTCCAACGTTCATAATTTTCCTTTACGTAGTTTTCCCACATGAAGTCTTCTATACACGCAAATTGCTGACATACATTAAAGTTATGTTCAACAGCACGAATTTTAGATTCATATAGCTCATTGGTTAATTTCGGAAGAACACTTAGTAATTCCTTGGCAGAAGAAAATTGAATTATTCCATCTGCGTCGAATACTGACGATATGTTTCTTGCTCCGAGGTAGATTGGTATTGTTCCTGTAGCAAAGCAATTAAGAATCTTCTCAGTAAAGTACAGGTCATCAATATTATTCTCGAATACAATTGAGAACCGATAGTACCGTAGATACTCTATTGCTTTCACAAACTTACCAGTAGCCGCACCGAATAGCTCTACTCCCGCTGGCTCGGTACTCATAATATACTTATAGACAGACCACCGCAACTTATGTAAGTCGCACATCTGTTTGTCTGATGACACAAAAGAACATAATTTTGTCTTGCCGTATATCTTAACTTCACCACCACCAAACTCAGTACCAATCCATATACCACCACCCGGAATCCAGCGTGACCTTTTACATAGCTTAAGTAATTCTGAGTTATGAGTATAAATATCCATAAAGTTTCCAGCGTGTTTATGGACCCACTTAAGCTGGAATGGTATAATAGAGCTTGACTCAACTAACAAAGCGTTTCTAGATGTATATTTTGTATCTAGAGATTCATCTAGGTTTAGGTAGGTAAAAAACGTTGGTAGGTCTGGCCTATCAGACACCCACTCGAAGTACTTAGAATACCTATCAGACACAATAGAGTTTTGGTATCTAGTTGTTCCTAAGTAATAAAATGTTTTATCGCGTAAGTTTAACTGAAGCATACTATTCTTTCTTTAGGTGTAGCCATGTTACATGATGACGGTAGATATCAGTTCCGAACGCTTCGTTGACGGCTGGAACGACACCTCTACCATCCTCATAATCATGTCCACAAATCCAACCACCAACTTTAACTTTTGGATACCACGCAGATATATCAGCTTTTACTGCTGGATACGTATGGTTAGCATCTATAAAAACAAAATCAATTGAATTATCATCAAACAGAGATGCACTTATAGCTGAGTCACCAGTTATTACATTTAATATACAACTAATAGGAGAAACATTTTCTATAAACTTTAACCTTAATTCATCATTAGTAACTGAGGGTTCGGTACATCCTTCGTCTCCTACCCAATTATCAACACAGTGTAGTTTAATATTTTTTCTAGAGTTGATTATTTCAACACCTAAGAACGCTGTACTACATCCCATAAATGAACCAACTTCAACAAATACAGCGTCTTGTGGCGCTAATTTAACCATGTCCCTGTATAACGACTGATAATCAAACCACCCAATTATTTTATTATAGAAATGCTCCATACGCATCCTCCTTATAAACGTCCTTAATTAACATTTCGGGCATTAATGGAAGATACTGCTCAGCAGCTTTAATCGCCGACATATCAAGTAGTTCTTTTCTAGTTATCGTAAACGGTCTTTCGCCGTAACTATCAGCAATAGTAACGTTATCATTACATAATGCGGCGTTTACTGCTGTGTTTTTACTAAGAGCAAGAACGGACTTGGCAGAAGATAACATGAGTGTATGTAGTTCTTTTGGTAGCCACCCACAGTTTTTTGCACCACCACCTTTTAACATAGTGAATAGCCTAAACGTGTCGGTGTACTTACTTGCAAACCTAGCTTGTAACGCAAGGTTAGTTATCTCTTCTACTTCAGGATACTGTAGAAGACACACGTTAGCGTCAGCAAAGTGTGGTGCTGGTTCCATTTTCTTAAAAGATAGTAGGTCAGATAATACAAGGTTACCAAAATCTTTTGTATCTGTCATCTGAACAAGTGGGTCAGATGTTATTTTTCTCACAACCCGTTCTGGTACTTCAGAATGATAGAGTATATGATATGGTTTCACCTCATCAATCATATCAAGTAACGATACCATCTGGCTATTCCACATCTTAACTTCGACGCCGTACCAACTTAATGCTCGACCAATAGCGAGTACATTTTCGTACTTCAAGCTATATGCGTCAAGTTCAATCACAGCAATATGCTCACTCATTACGTAAATCCTTACCAGATGAAATTTTTCTTAGAAAGCCATTAGTTTGACCAACAGAATAAATAATACCACCGTGATTCAAAACGTAGTTAATACCCTCGAACGCACATAGATTAGCCCTATTCTTAATAGATACAAACTTTTTAAGAATCATATGCTCACGATGTTCGAGGTACGTCATATAACACCATTTATCTTGCACGCCATACGCGATATTTTCCACTCTATCGTTATGAGATATAACACCAACAGAATCTTTATCAATCTGATTGGTTTTATCTACCAATGTACACGAGCTACGATTACGTAGGTGCTGAAGCGCAGCAGAGTTGAACACACAACTACCATTAATAAATAATATATTATCTGTTGTGCAATTATTAATCGCTAAACGTAGTTCTTCTGTTTCGCCAGCAGTATCATACGACTGGTTCTCAATAACTCTAACGCCATGAGGTTTCCTATCAATGACCTGCTGAGCGTCATGTCCAACAACAAGAGCAATTTCACACTTAGGAAATACCATTCTAATAGCTTCAATCTGTAGGTCAAGCACGTTGTGCTGATTATCTACCATCATGAGACTTACTGGAGGCATCGTTTTCATACGTTCATTTGGTATGGACGCTAATACGATAGCTGTAGTATTTGATGAGTCGTTCTGCTTTGGTCTTGTTGGTACTGTAAAGCGATAATCTGCGTTCATTTTATTACCTTAGTATAGTCCACGTCCTTGCTCTCAATGTCCGAGTAACCGTTCATTTGCGTTGCAAGCCCAACTAATGGACAATAAACATTGTACTGCTTATGCAATTGAGCATAATATAAGTCAATAGGAATATTAGCGTGCCTAGTATAATGAATTAGATGCTCAAACATCGTGCTTCTAATGCCAACCGCGTGTGCCGTTAGTGTAAATTGACATCTACCAACGGTATCATCAATTGGTATTAATGGTTCAACGTGATTTCCACCAAAATATACCATATCCCAGTTCTTCGGAACTTTATCTAAGAACGATGATATAGCATGATTTGGACCAACGAAATCAACGTCATCTTCTAGAATAAGAATCTTATCTAGCTCAGCAAACTGCGAACCTCGGATTACAGCAATTTGAGATAAAACGTTTCCATAATTTCCCATACTGATGGTTGACCAGCCGGGATGTGGGGGTTTACCGGGCTTAGTAGTAAGAGTATTACCATCAAACGCCGGAAATCTTAAAGCATGAATACCTAAATACTTTGCTTGTTTGACAAAATGTTCCATGCGGTCAACACGTCTATCTAGATTGATAACCGTAATTTCATCAAAGAATGCCGATATCGTAGTCTCTGTCATCTTGTTTCTTTCTAGGAGGCTCTCCAGAACCATCACACTCTGGACACACATAGCTTTTCATAAATAGCTTCCAGAACTCATACCATTTAATAGGCTCACTATAGAAGCCGCGACCATCACACTTAAAACATCTATTTGGTTTTGGTGGAGGTCCGTTATATAACTTTACTATCATATCACGAGTCCGGCCTGCTTATCTGCCACACGTTGCCAACACTTATTCCAAATTTCCTTATCAACAGAATGTGTGGTATTTTTTCTTGATGTTCTAACTAGAGTTAGAGGTTCTGGAACATGGAGAATCATATACTTCTTACAAATACGTAACCACAAATCCCAATCTTCGGCAACCATAAGATTATTATCATAGTAACCGTTATGGTCTTTTACTGCATTTAACGCTTCGGCGGTAACTAGGGAACCGCTATGTACAATACAGTTAGATTGTAGTCTTTGTGCCGAGAAAGGTTCTTTGTACTCTCTAGTTGCAATACCAGTTTCAACATTAAGAACGTCATAGTCACCATATGCAGCGCCGATTACATTTGGTAACTGAGCAATCTCCTTAAATAGACGCTCTACCTTATTTGGCATCATTTCATCGTCCGCATCTAGAATAGCATACGCCCAAGTATTTTTAATGGTATAGTCAATACCAATATTTCTAGCAAATGACGGTCCTCGTTTTGCATCTATCTTAATAGCTGTAAAAGGAACGTCATGACCGTACTGGCTGCGAAGCATTACCTTCTTAATTTCGTACTCATGAGGCAAAATCTTTTCGTGCATCTTTCCCTTAAAGAAAGCTTTATATATGTTTTGCCATGAATTATCGGTTGAGTTACTATCAACTAGAGTAATTGCTAGATTTGGATATGTTTGTTTTAATGCGCTATTAACGCACCCAACAACCCAATCTTCGTAATTATAATTAGCTATCAATACATTAATTGGTGGAAGTGGATTGGATGTACTCATTTATTTTCTCGAATGGTGATGGTTCATACATGAATTGTTTATATAGTATACGTGGGCAAACGTAAAACTCTTCAGACACAAATAGAATTCGCGGCTTAAGTTCTACATTAATTGAATTATCTATTTCACTTACTATCGCCTCATCATAGTCATGACCCGGATTAACGAACAGTAGAAACGTTGCGGTAGACTTATGAATCGCTGGTCGCAAGCGTAGACCGAGGTCTTCTTCAGTTGATATATTAGCTGAATACATCGAGTTTGGAAATAAACTAATAACTCTATGTATTAAGTCTCTTGCTCCAAAATCCGCAGCGTACTTAAAGCATACGTGTACTCTCTGTGGTTGAAAAGACTTACTTTGAATGGAACTTAGCGTTTTATAAATATCACTATAAGATTCATCATTACACACCATGATAACATCATACGTTATCTTAAGCTCAGCGTTAACCTTTTCCTTGAGATTATCAAGGGTTGGGTCAAGAACGTATTCGTCCCAATATACGTTTCTTAGTGCCCTACAGTGGTCATCAACTACAAAATGATTACCCTCTTGATGATGTGGTAGCTTATCTAATCTATCAAGATGGCATCCGACCTGAACAGAGTTTTCTCGCTTTGAGAATACACAGTGTTCACATAATGTTGTCATGCCCATCTATGAGCCTCCACAACAAACGCATACTGATTAATACGCTTCTTGATAATTTTCATACCAGCGGCCTGTAGTATTTGCACTACCATAGGTAGCGTCATTGTATTTTCCTTGGGTCTATCTGTACCATTACCAAACAGGATTCGGTTTAGTTCGACAACATTGAAGTCATCTCTAAGTAGGCACTTAGCCAATTCGATAGTATCAAGACCACCAAGAGTAATCTTTCCACCACGAGCAATTTTCTTACATAGGTGCTGAATATACTGCTCAACGTTCGTGTAGTGAATATAGCTTAGTACATCTAGAGCTAAGATTTCTTCACACTCGCCATTTTCAGCAATACCATCAAGATTCTTAACGAACCCAACATTCGTATATCCTTCTGCGTTCTCGCCGCCAACATTAATACATACCTTCATTTTATCTCCCTTGGTGGTACAAACACCGGCATTTTAATTATCTCTAGTTCCTCTGGCTTAATAGTCAGATTATACTGTAACATATGTTCCTGCTTGCAGTATGCTGGCCAAGTCCTAATCAGCGTCTTGGCATGATGTGGCTTAGTCCATACTCCAGCGTCAGCCCAAATCTTAGTGTAGAACAGTCCACGATTTCTATGTTTTTTGTTTGCCACAAACTGACCAGTGATAATGTGCCGGATAGCGAATACATTATTATACTCTCCAGCTTGCATTAGTCCAGTGATTGGCACGATTTCTGCGTAATCTTTTCCAAGAATTCTTAAAACGTGCTTCGGGCCACGAAGATTGCTCCATACAGAAGCGTTCTTTATACCCTCAACCCACCCACCACAATTACGAGCTAACGCCCGTTTGTAGTACTGTTCCCTATTTCTTTTACTTCTAATCATATAGAAAACTATGGACATGGATTAAACTCAGCTCCTTCTCGAAGAACCTTAGTCCAATTTGACTTAAACTGCTCTAGATTAAACTTATCTAGGATTGTTTGTCTTGCATTTCGCCCTAGAAACTCTGCGTAGTCCTTGTCTTTTACAAGACGTTCTAGATGGCCACGAAGAACACTCTCGTCATTCGACATAAGCCCATTAACACCATCCTGAATGATTTCTGGAATCATACATGTTTCAGTTGTAACTATCGCACAACCACACGCCATAGCTTCCATTAACGCTGTAGGAACCGGGGAAATTGTCGAGGTATTTAAGAAGATACGAGAAGTTCTATACTCTTCAACTAGATGAGATACGCTGCGTGCCGGATATGATAAGCCCGGAGTATCACCAAGAATTCTTACTGGTAGCCCGTTAGCGATTCTTTGGAATCCTGAGAAATTACAACACCAGTCTCTATTTATCCAGTCGTTTACTACACACAGCACATGTGGACTAGGTTCACCAGTCTTAAATTCTTCAGGAGTTGGGCAGAATAAATCTGTGTCTATTCCGTGGTGAACGATTCTTACAGACGGGTCATCTAGGTCGAATCCCCATTCCCGAACCGAAAACTCAGAAATAAATACGTTAAGATGTCCACGCATTCTCCTAAGAGCCTCTCGCTGTTGTGGTCCCCATTGTGGAACTGGTAGAGTATGCTCAAGAGACACAAGCGGTATAGCAAATTGCGCAGACATTTGTCCTAGCACCTGAAATTGCCCAAACTTATTCTGCGAAAGTATAACGTCTATATCTTTATGGAGTGGTGCCATTTTAGATTTCAGCAACTTGTAATTGCTAGGAACTGGTCTGTAGTTCGGATTCCATTTTTTGAAATTTTCATCTGGAACAGAATAAAAATCAAATCCGGTCGCACAGAGATTGGTTTCGTATGCTTCGTGCGTTGGTGCGGTTAAGATATTCAACTTCTCGTCTAGCAATCTAGTTGCTTGTCTTAGTATTGATGAAACTGGTGTCATTAGAACTCCATCTTATCTAGTCTACTTGTATCTAACATTGCTCTTGTAATATATTGACCGTTAATTATTTCAAAACTAAAAGCAGCATTCCCATTCAATGCGAGAGCTTGCCCATAGTGACCTACTTTATACGGTTTAGTAATCTTGCATCTCCAAGGCTCACAGCATATACCAGTGAGCGTTATTTCCATTCCAACTTCATTCATTAGAATAGCCCTCTTCTATCAATGTTCTCACATATACGGGCCATATATTCCTGAAGACCAACCTCATGAATTTTCTGAATCTGCTGATTGATTCTCTGAATAGGACCAACTAGGTCCATCTGTCCAGTAGCATTAGCTCTCCTAATACATTCTTCCATAGGAGTATCGAAGGTAATAGCTACAGCACCACGGTCAATCTCTAGGAGTCTTTGGATACTAACTTCTGTTGAATGCGTTCCATCAACTATTACTGTGGAACCACGAGCAATATGGGCGCGAATCATGATATGCTTTATTGCAAAAACCATTGTTTCAGCTAGTGGCTCATAACGTTGTCCGTGCAAAGCAAGTCTGATATCATCAGAGCAAACAATAACACGATTTGGTTTTTCTTTTGCCCACTCTGTACAGAATGAAGATTTACCGCAGCGTGGCATACCTATTGTAAAATACAGTTTACTTTCTAACATGACGCTGGTGGCTCCATACCAAGACTAAGATTAGGAAATGCAGCAGAACTATTGTCGTTACTACACGTAACGCGAGGATTCTTGAGAAACTCATCTAATGGATTTGGTCTAGGACCAATCCAAACAGCACCGCTCGTCGCTCTATCTGGTGTTACTTTATTTAGAACTAGAGACAAATGGTCCTTAATAACCTGTGTCTGAGCAGCGTCTAACTTTGTTGGATTTGCTATTTCCATAAATCCTTGTAGCCAGTACACAAAATCATTTGGTGTCATTAAGATATTCCTTCATTCTTAGACCAACATTTAGATGAGAATATGGACTAAGGTCAACCTTATTATCCAATGCTCCATAGGTGTAAGCATCTCTCATACACGCCTGAATACTCTCTATATTACCAGTGTACCACGTTTCTCTGGATGTTCCAATATGACTAAATGTATCATTCATACCGAACACAGGAGCCTCTGCCATTTCAAATCCGTAGTTTCCATCAGTATACGGAAACATACCTGCTGGATAGACACATGGCTTACCCATTGCTATGGCATCAAACAAAGGAATACTCCACGCCTCACCATGAGACGTTGTAACAAAGCAGTCACATGTTGCGTGTAACCTAAGAATATCTTCATCAGACATCCTATCAGCAATTACAACCTCAGAAGAGTAAGTTTCAATTTTATTGTACAGTTTCATTGACTGTTTAATCTTGGTGCATTCGTCAATAACAATCTGAGCGCACTCTTGTGGTGACGCGCCATGCTTACCAGTTTTAATTAGCAGTTTTATTGGTTCGTTTGGTGAGAATTCTAAATGGAATGCTTGGATGAGACTAAGCATATCCTTACGTTTATTTAGGTCACCTATTGTGTAGAATACAAAATTACCAGCTAGTTCTGGATGATAAATTTTCTCTCGTGGTTTGCTATACTGCGTTAGGTCAAATGCGTGTGGTACAACTCTAGTTGGAATATCAACAAGCATACTACTAAAGCAAATATCACAGAATTCCGTTGGAACCCATAGCTCATCCATAGTATTGATTTTTGCTGGCCAAGCGGACAACGAAGCTCCAAATGACTCATATACACATAGCGCTATACTTTTTTCAAAGTTACCATTAAACTCCAAGTGATGCGGCAACACATGCTGAATACAGTGAGTGCAGCCTTTAGTTGACTTAGCTTCTAGCTCTAGAATTCTTTCTGGAATCTCTGGTTTATTAGAATCGCTAAGCTTAACTGCTCTAGGAACAACTTCAACTCCTGCGGCATCTAAGGCTAGGATATAATCCCTAGCTGCTTTACCCCAACCAGTTTGTTCCTTATAATGTCCTATATACAATACCTTCATTGATTTTTCCTTAGTGATTCAGAACGCTTTTGTTCCCAATATTGCTTTTCTTCTAGTAGAGCGCCGAAGTGCTTTACTGCAACCTCTCTATCAAATGGAAGTAGAGACATTCCACGACCAGAAATATCTTCGTGATAATACTTACCATCAAATGACCTTGGAGCAACACCGTTAGATATATCTCTAATTAGTCTAGCTTCCATAAAGCTACCAACAAATTCAGGAGCTTGTAGAACCTGTGTAATTAGAAATCTAGCAAACTCAGAGTTAGATGCGTTTTTAGGAACCTGAATGTTCATATTATACCGAACGTCTGGTGCATTCCAAGGTTTCTTAGGTGCTGTGTTATTTAGGGCATCTAGCCAAATCCTAGCGATATCATCATAACTACGAAGACCATATAACATTCTTGAGAACTCGCCCTTTTCACGAAGTTCTGACTTACTCATACCCAAATAAGTCTTTAGTCCATTTAGGAAACTATGCGAATCTGGTAGAGCCATCATACGACCAGTTTCTGGTTCCTTAAAGAAACCGACTGGTTTAATTGGATATCCATTAGACTGATGAATAATTTCACTCATAGCTGAATAATCGACACCCATTACAGGAATACCACACGCAATAGCCTCACCAAGAGGCATACCATATCCTTCGCATATAGCGTATTGAACGTAAACGTCCATAGCATTATATACAAGGTTCATCGCCTCGTTTGGAATACCATTTTGCGTGTTAGTAAATGTAGATGAGTTTCCGTTACCACATTTCTGACAGCTACTAAAAATACCTCTATAGAACGAGAATTCAATATTCTTACATTGTGGATTTCTACACACATATGTGAATAGTACGCGGTCCATTACTCCATGCTCTAGAAGAAGCTCGTCAAGCTCCCAAGTATCAGGATTAGAAGTATGGCAAAGTAAAAACACATCTTTTCTTTTGCTCTCGCGTAGATAACGACTGAAGTCTCTGAATAGCTCTGGAAATAGCTTGCGGCGTTGATTACGCATAACCGTACCAACGACTGTGATATCTCCAAGACCGATAGCCTTCTTGATGTCAGCTTTCTGTTCTTCTGATAGTGGCCTATATTCAGCAGATGAACATGGACTTGCTGCTGCGTGAGTATTCTTAAGCCCCGCTTCATTTAGAACATCAATTCCCCAGTCAGTATAAGATAGAAGCTTATCTGCTGTGGCATACATATCTAGCCATGTTTTATGTTGTGGAATCGCGTCTACTGCTGGCATAACTACGTGAGCAAAATACTTACGTAATGGGCTTCTAAACTGATACTCGAAGTGCCAAGAATCACGAATATCAATTACGTGCGTTGGCTGAAAATCAAGTAACACATCGTTAAATATACCAGCACCAAAAGCATTTAGTGGATTAGACTGAAATTGCTCTACCATTCTCTGGTCACTTCTCAAAGGTGCGACTGGATATACTCTCCACGGAACATTACGAATCCTTTGGTCGTCTGGACTACAGTAACATGCTAGTTCCGCAACTTCTACTCCCGGCACTTTATTTAGTCGGCTTAGTAGCTCTCTCATATAAATTGAGTATCCGCTACTTACCTGAGTAAATTCACCACACGCTAATACTTTCATTCATTATCCCATTCAGCTAAATTAACTGGACATACGCTTGTCATTTCGTAATCAAGATTATGCTTTTGCACAATTTCCCACCATCCATACCAAACACCATCTTTTTTATAGCATGGTACGCAACCATATCCTATATAGAATTCGTCAGATGTGTTATATGTCACACCATTTGGAGCTAGATATGGTCCACGCTGCTTATCATTTCCATATAGGCAAATGTATCCAAGTGCTTTAATAGCCTCAGACTGCGCAGTATTTTTTACAGTAAACTCATTATTCCAAGCGGCCCAAATAGCAGACCACTCTTCGTCAGACATACTTTTGGGCTTTGGAATGTAACACATCAGACAGTCTGCTCTTTCTTAGGAATCCATCTAAATGACGAAACCCTAAAGATAACCTTAGAATTTTTCTTGCCATCTTCTGATTCCCAGCGATTCTGTCGTGGAGTTCCCTTAAGAACAATAATAGTATCGCCCTTATGACAGTTGTTTTCAATGTACTCTGCTGCCTTATCCCAAAGTTCTAGGTCAAAGTATGAAAACAGTTCTTTCTTCTGCTCGCCCTGCCCAATTTGCTCAACCACCATACCGGCAACGTTAGCAACTTTTGTATTTCCAACTGACTTAATGGTAGGCTCTTGTGCAATAACAAATGCTCCGGTTACGTGTGCTTCGCTCATGTTAGTCCTCTCTTAGATATCTCTTTGTAATAACCTCAAAACCATCAACAACCTCTTTTGGAATCAAAGAGGCATTTCCCTTAACTGCAAATCTACTTAGAGCAATATGAAAAACTGATTCTAAGTCTAGAGTCTTTGTTGCCGATGGCGCAGTAATCATTTCGATTAAACTAATCTTATGTTCGCCATCACTTATTGCATTGTCACTACTATCAAACGCTCTCATTAGCGAGCTATCCATAGCACGATATTCCATCCTAGATGTTATATCTGTTGCAACTAGATATCTAAGAGCGTAGTCTGGACATTCTATAGACTCGGACTTTGAACCATTGACATATACAGTTAACTTATCATCATCAAGTTCATATATTATATGTTCTTCTGGAATACTTAAAAAGATGTTTTTGGGAAGCTTCGTCATCAATCCTCTAATGTGGTCAACCATTATTACTTTTGCGAAGTAGTTAAGTCTGATGTGTTCTTCTTTTGCATCACTCATATTTGTATTACTTTCTTAACTGATAGTGAACCCTTCTTGCTTTTATGGCCAGCGAAGATAACCGTGTTACCCACGAATAGTAAGAAGTTATTATCAGCATACTCATTAGAAGATATTGATACTTCTATAGAACCAGTGTTATCGTGAGCGGAAATAAAGCCCATAGGTTTAGCATCTGGTACTTTAGCTTTCCATTCTGATACCCTATCTATTTGGAGGGCCATTACTATTGACTTGAGTTCCGTTGTCGGAAAATCAGCGCATGTACAGTTTACCGCAGAAGTGTCGCAGGCGTCAAGTTTTGAACAACTAATTGACACTCCAAGTAGGTCGGTTTCTATTCCAGACACCCAAGCTACTGAATCTTCTAATTTTTCTGGCGGCTTTTGCAGTAATAGATACATGCTACGAATTGTTTCTACGCGCCTTTTATTCGGAATACCAGAACTCATTAGTCCTTCTACAGCCTCGATAATATTTGTAAATCCACGAGTCTTAATCCAAGCGATTTCTCTTTCGGTTAATGTGGACGTTTTGTGGTAGTCAAATAGCATTTCCTGTCTCATCATGCCAAATTTAGAGAAGGCTCCACATGAGATAAGATTATTAACTACAGCGCTATGAAGTTTAGGCAAAACAAATATAAGTACCTCGTACCAATTCATATTAGTAAGTGACTTGCCAACTTCCTGCTCAATGACGGAGATTCTACTAAATGTTTCGGCTACCTTACTGTAGCCAACACTCTTAACATTACCAGCCCCAAATCTAATAGAATTCTTACCTTCAATAATGAAGTTATCATTACCTATAAAAATTGATGGCGGTAGAATCTCGATACCGTAAGCCTTAGAGTCCTGAATTAGCTCGCGTACTTCCTCACGAGGCTTTTGCTTATCACCAGCTAGAGATAGCCAGCTACAGAAGAATTGCACAGGAAAATGTGCCTTAGCGTATGCACACCAGTAAGCTGTTTCAGCATACTCAACACCGTGAGCTTTATTGAAAGAATATCGGTTACTCTTTTCAATTATGTCGAACAGCGTCTTAGCTTCCTCTTGATTGATAATATTGGTTTTTTGGCATCCTTCAATAAAGATACCGCGACACTCTGCCATTACGTCCGCTTTCTTTTTACCAATAGCACGACGAAGCATATCTGCCTGTACCAAGTCGAAGCCAGCGAATAGACGTGCTAGAGCTAGTGTTTGTTCCTGATATGTAACAACACCGTATGTGCTATCAAGAATAGCGTCGGCCTGTGGGTGGAAGTTCTCGTATGATTCTTCACCAGACTTTCGGTCGGCGAAGTGAGTAGTCATACTCTTACCTTCAAGCATAGCTCGCAAGCAACCGGGACGAATAAGACTTACAAGAGCGGAAACCTCTTCGATACAAACTGGCTGAATAAGCTTTGACCACTTAACACCCAAGTTCTTTTCTAGCTGGAATACACCTTTTGTCTTGCCATCACAGAATAACTGCCATGCACGATTACATCTATGGTTTAGGTTATAATAGTCAATTTCTATGGATGGAAAGCCGTCTGATTTAACTGTTTCATCAAGAACAGGTAGCTTACATCCACAATCAAAATCGTATGTCGTCATATTAAACCTTGTGTGGGTTTGGTACAGAGTCTAGTGAATAGGCGGTCTGTGGCGATGGTGTAGAAGCAAACCATCTCTTGAAGTGTTCTACGGATGATTGACTACCTTCAATCTTAACTTCGCGGTGCATTGGGACATGACCGTCCTTTAGTTGCCTGTAATAAACAAGCTTAGCATTCGCACACGTTTCCAAGAACTTTTCGATAGTACTCTGCATACACCAATGTTCATTTTCCGTTAGGTACATACAGAAATAGAAAGTGTCATATTTGTCCATTTTTCCTGTCTCCTTCAATCAATCTTTTTTCTTCAATCTTTTTCTGGAACTGTAGATATATGTCATCAAACTTAGCCCTATTTGGATTCTCAACAATAGCTGCTGTATTAGGGGAAAACCACCGCTTAAATTTAGCAATAGCTTTATGAGAACCACGGAACTTTACTTCCATATGATTTGGTACATGACCATCACGAAGAGGTCTATACCACAATAGAGACAACCTACCACGTAGAGCAACAATAAACTTAGCCATATCCATGTAGGCTTCCTTATGTTCATCATCACTAGCTAGACGTAGACACATATACAAACTTTTTGTAGCCATTAAAACACCGGCCTTTTCCATGAGGCTAACGAGCCTTCAAATCGAACCTTAAGTGGAGTTTGGCATTTCGTACACTCGAAGCCAACATTCATTTTTCTGTGCATTCTTAGGAATCGTATAACAAGTTCAGCACAGTCAATTACGTCATTTTTAGCGTCGTGCGCTCCCTCTTTAGTCATTCCTAGCCAGTCTCTTATTGCATCTAGACTAATAGAGTGGTTGTTATTAATCTTAATGTTCTCGGCAACTTTCCAGAACTCAACTAGAAGGTCATAAGACACAAGTGGATGGAATACAGTATTTGTTTCCCAAGTCTTATCCCATTGACCAAACTGCTCGGCATATCTATCTGTGATGAAGTTGTCGAATTTATTAATATTAAATCCGCACGGAATAGGAGAACCCCAAGCGCCCCCACGATTAGTTCGGTACTTAGCGATTGACTCCATCCAAGATTCCCATACTTGCTTAAGTTCTGGAGCCTTAGCTAGATTCTCACGAGTCTTATGAGTAATACGAAGCGCTTCTTCGTCAATAGGAGCGAGTCCAGCTTCTATAGCTGCCGCGTCATCTAGGATAGGTTTCACTTCGGATGAAAATAGACTATTCTCTACAAGAACTAACTTACGTGGCTCAATTACAATAGAGGCTATCTGCGTAAGCTGTGTATTATGCTTGTTCCTAGAACCAGTTTCATAATCATATACAAGAAGATAATTGAAATTCATTTAATTCCTTAGTCAAGAATCCCTAAGTCGTAGTCTACTCCGCATTGGTATTTTACGTGGTTGAATTCAGTAGCAAAACCACATTGGAATGTATAGTATTTATCACCATTTTGAAAACGGAACTCAGTTAGCACTCTACTTCCACAAAATGGACAACTACCATTCATCGGTAATCCAGAAACATTAGAACCAACAATATTTTGTCTAGGTTCAATATTAGATGCCATTATTCAATTTCTCCAATATCAAAGTCGATATGAGCTTTACAAGTGCTTATGAGTATGGCACCGGAGTCGATACCATACCCACATAGAAATATACTTTTATCTACTCCATCAATAAAGTTTACTTTACTACCACAACTACAAAACGGGCATGATAGTCTATATGGCTGAGAACTTGGGCTACCCAATACATTTTGATTTGGGTGATGTATCTCTTGTGTCATTTGTGATGAAGTGGGAGCATTGGTTGGTAGGCTGGCTGAAATTTGAATCCACCGTTTCCAGTACTATATGTACGACCCATATATTGAGAATGACCGTTTACACGACCATAAATCATTTGGCCATTACCAGAATTATAGCTACGACCATTTAGTCCATTTGGTCCGTAGAACGTGCTTCCATTGAAATTACTTTGAATTCTAGTAGTTCCATACGGAACAACACTTGGACCATAGTAATGAACGTCGCCGTACATTCTTTGTTGTGCTGAAGCATAACCAGACCACATTACAAGAACGATAAACATCATAAATATCTTCATAATAACTCCTCAATTGAAGTAATCGAACTCAGTAGTCGAGCATTGCTCGTAAATCTATCAATTGCGTATATCATCAAATCAGCGTTTTTATCACCGCCCGCCGATATCATTTTACACGGCTTTTCGGTTTTGGTAAAGTTCAAAAGGTCGGAAGTTTTGATAATCCACAGTTCTCCGCAGATTTTATGGACCCACCAATCAGCAGTTGTAGCTGTAATACCACTAGGTGTACCCTTTTTAGAGTTAAAATACTCTAATGCAACATTACCAGTCTTAGCTGACATTACATCATGTTTAACCTCAAAGGTAATTGTTCTGCACTCATGGTCAGCGGCTATATCATATAGTAGTCGCGTTTTTGGATTATCGTTCTTATATGGATAGAAACCTAAACTTCTAAGAAAATCCATAACCTCAAGTTCAGCCTCATCACCAACCTTCATTGACTTTAACATGCGTATGCTTTCTTTATTGTCTGAATTGCTTCATCCATATAACGTTGACCACGACGATACAACTCTTCCATTGAATAAGTAACAAACATATTACGACCATTAGGCATGGTATATTCACTAGATACAGAAGCGTTGGTATCATTTAATAGGATTTTAGGTATACTGCTCCCAAAACACACAATAGCTTTCGGTTGAACTAGCTCAATCTCTTGTGTTAAGTGATTATTAGCACACACTTTACCATTAGCAATAAACTCCTTGGCCGGAGTCATTGGTCCTGAACACTTCACTAGATTAGTCAGATAAATATCTGACTTTGGTACTTGAGCCTCTTGTAGAATCTTAATTAAAAGAGCTTCGTTTTTTGCTGCCAGAGGTTTTTCAACTAAATGTGCTTCAATCGTAGAGCGTAGATTTACTAACATTAATTTAGCTGGAGTATGTCCCGCACCAATAATCGGTAGGTCACCATATCTTAAGTGGTCACGAAATTTACAAGCCCTACAAACTTCAATGTTATTGATAATCTCAAGCTTCGTCATTCAACTGCCCCTTATCAAGTACACTACGAATAAGCATAAACTTATCAACAGCAACATCCAGCTTGTAGTACACTTCAGAGAATCTAAATCGACTATCATCACAGTCAACTTGATACTTGCGTTCTAGCTGGTCACGCATTTGTACGTGCTTACCTAAGTCGCAAATTGATAGTCTTCCAAAGTCAACGCCGCAACCATTCTCGACTGCGTTCTTAACACTGTAATATAGCTTACTTCTGTTCATTCGTCATCCTCTACTTCCTGTGGTTCAATTTCAAATGTCTTTAGCGTTCCTGTTCTTAATAGAGAGTTAACGCCCATTAACTTATCTAATGTACTAAGACCCAAGATATCCCACTTAGGAACACCAGTCTTTTCTGCAAACTCATACTCAAGACCAGCAATTAATGCTCCGGTCTTTTTATCATTTACCATCGGGCAAACATCAGCAATTCTCGTTGAGCCAATAACCAAAGCTGATGCGTGCTTACCATATGACTTATAAGTTCCCTCAATTCTGATTGCTTGCTCAAAGTAATCCTTCATATAGCCAGACACAACACCGTCGTCGCTCATTGTTACCCATTCCTTTAGAGCGTCGGGGTCATTATGAAGCGTCCACCTAATAACGGAGTTTTCCTTTGCTTCTTCAAGCTTATCTGCGATTTCTTGTGTTTGAGGAATTCTCTTAGAGATATCGTTCATTGTGTCATTATTACATGCGTTATGTACACGTAGAACCTGCTTAATAGCTCCGCGTCCCTGTAGGCTAGAAAATGTACAAACCTGAGATACATTTTCCTCTCCGTATTTTTTGCTAATATACTCAAATACACGTTCACGGAAGGCAACTGGAAAATCTGTATCAATATCTGGTAGCGAAACTTTACCCGGAGCATTTCTACCCTTATTATAGAATCGCTCGAAATACAGTTCGTAAACTACGGGGTCAATCGTAGTAATATCCAAAAGATACGATACTAGACACCCACCAGCAGAACCACGACCACACCCAACAAGTTGCCCCTGTGATTTGGCCCATCGAACATAATCCTGAACGATTAGGAAGTAGCCCTCTAGGTTAGCCTCATTGAAAACACCAAGTTCCTGCTCGATACGTTCAACATACTCTTTTGTTCTGCCTAAGTCAAGTTTGGACGATAAGCGTTTCCATCCTTCTCTACAAAGCTGTCTCAAGTATTCCTTTTGGCTCATTCCATTTGGACAATCAAATGCTGGTAATGTAGGATTAGCTAGAATCGTATATGATTCACACATATCACTAACAAGCATCGAGTTCTTTAGTGTAGACTCGGAGTATATTTGTGACATTTCCTCGAATGTAGGAAGATGACAGTTATCATCATTAACGAATCTATTAAGATTGGCATACTGCTCTGTTTCAATAGATGTTGCAAGCTGATTAAAGTGAAACTTATTGTGCGAACAGATAAGGAGATTATGGTCAAACTTATCGCATTTGTTTAGGTAATACGAGTTAGGAACAGCAACACATTTAATACCATACATTTCCGCGTAGTACTCAATAGTGTCAGCAACGACACCATCAATTGGGCAAGCGGAAAGGTTCATTTTCTGGAGCGTTAGAATAAAGTTCTCGCCAAATGTAGACTTGTACTTCTCAAGTAAGTTTTTAACTGTTGTGGCGTAGTCAGTATGAAGAAAGTACGACGAGTACTGTAGCGGATTCTTATTGGTATAAGCTAGTTGTTTTGCGACAATAGCGTTAGCGACAATAGAGTCTGGCTCACCGGCCATTACAAGCACATTCTTACATGACCCTAGCTCATGAAAAAATATAGATGGAACGTCTTTGACGATATGGTTCTTGTCGTGCGATAAAGATGATATTGAAGATAGTTCTCGCCACCCAATTTTATTCTTAGCTATTACGGTTACGTAACCACCGTCATCCCTAATATAAATCTTGGAACCTAAAATCGGCTTAATGCCAGCTTTAACACAAGCTTCACTAAATGCTACAACCCCGGAAAGCTTATCGAAATCTGTAATAGCAGCGCTACCAATATTTTTACTTGCCAAAGATTCTACTAGGGCATCTGGCTTAGATAGTCCGCGAAGTAGTGAGTAGTGCGTATGCAATGCTAACGGTGTATACATTAGTAATCTTCTCCAGCGTCTTTTTCAATATAACTTTCAACTGTATCTGTTAGGTCTTGCAAACTCTCTTCAAGTGACTGTAACACTGGTTCGTACTTTGAGTAATTAAACCATAGTGGTATATCGCCAGCATTTATATATTTATGTACTAATGAGTCCCACGCAACTTTATCAGCATGTAGCATTTTACGTAATAGCACAATATCTGGATTTTCCATTATTCTATTTTTCCTATATCAAAGTCGCGATTAAATTGGCATGGCGTAATTATATGATAGTGATGAATAGATTCTCTACCAAAAATATCCGCGTATTCTACAGTAACAGTATAATAAAGACCACACTCGAAACATTTAGATGTCTTAGTATTGTAAATACTTCCACATGAAATACATACTGTATTACCGTTAGTGTTTGTTGTAACTGGACTATTAGTCATTAGATAATTCCTAAGTCATATCTATCAGATAGATTCGTGGAACAATCTGACTGTAATAACCTTCTACTTGACTCTTGATAATCTATCACAACACCACAGTCAATATGTATTGTCCTTGTACTTGGATTCGCAAGTCCACGAGCCGAACACTTAACACACTCATAAACGTACCCACAAGGATTAGCATCTTTAATGTACTTAATGTATTCGTCTTCGTTAACGTAATGCGGTTTAGTCACCGGGAGCCTCGTAGTGAGAAGTGCTAAAGCTTGGATTTTTATACTTAGCTGTAGCAGCATCAATACCAATTGTTTGAATTTCGTTATGAATGTGCCTACAGGTATTGCAGTTAGTATTAGGAAGTCTTTCCTTATAGTAGTTGCATAACTTAGTACACTTAAAGCTAGATTGGTCTGGACTGCACATTTGAGGAATCTCACAAGCTCTAACCTCATCATAATGAGCCTTGAGACGTTCTTCAACTACTGGTAGGTGACTCTTCTCGAAGCACATCGTAAATGGCCCACCGTCACGTATAAAGAAGATGGTAATAATAATATTTTCGTACTCTGGAAACACCTTACATAAAGCATAGTAATACATCATAAGCTGAGTATCATTACATAGCTTATCGTAGGTTTTTACTTCGCCCGTTGCCCAATCCAAACGCTGGCCGGTCTTCCAATCGACTACCTCCAGTGTATCCGAATCCAGTTCGGTAATCAAGTCCACGGTGCCTTTTATTCCAAAATTTCCCGCAAAATGTTCACCAATGGAATTTGTGTAATCGTACTTAGCCCAATCCTTCTCGATAAGCAAATCGAAATGCTTTTCTGGACACTTGATTGTTCTGAGTCGTGGGTCATATATACCACCACGATAATCTAGAGCAATCCATGTCCAATTAAGAACGTCGCGGAACGCAGCGCGAGTCCACTCTTCAGGAGACTTAGATGAGTAGTATTTAGATGACTCTTCCACAAGCCAATTAACAACTTCAACACCACGCCTAGTATGACCAATAGTAATTGAAGCGTCTGACTTATAGATACTCTTACTAATACGTGACTTATTAATAAGAGTAATTTCATCTTCAGATAACACATATGGAGTTAAGAAGTCATTCTTATCAAATGATAGTTTGTCATCTATTACGATTCGCGTAGCATCAGGATTATTTTGAACATACTGCTTAGCGATTGCAAGCCATTCAAGTACTTTATGTACCGCTGAACCCATATCAGCCTTAGTACTACTGGGTCTAAATAAACCTAGATTATACGTTAGAAAGTATTGCATCTGACAGAACTTAAAGTTTGCGTAACTTGATGACCTTGTATATGGTATAAGCATTAATAGTCTTTCTAGTCTCTATATCCAATATCGTAATCAATGGGCGCTGGTCCCCAAACAATATCAGTTTTCGCGGTCCTACTCATAATCTGTTTTGCTAATGCAACAAGTTTTTTGGTAAACTCACCCTCTTTACAAGGGGTTTCATACACAATAACATTTCTATTCACGATATCATTCAATGTATCCAATATCGAAGTCTCGTCTATCATCTTTTGATACCTTATTCAAAGTTAGCCTCATTACTTCAGATAATTCTTTTGCGGTTATACCAAACTGTTGCATAACTGTTGTCATTGATATAATATTGTTTGCTACTAACTGTGAAATTGTTTTTAACTTAGTATGTGATTCCAAGGTCGTAGTCCCTATGTACTATGCGTAAGACACCATCTTTATCAAGATAATAATCAAAGTCAATACCAGCACCTAAACCAACTAACATTTCTGGATAAATTCCCGATGGTTCAGATATATGTGACGACCAATTTTTGATGTCCTCTACTGCTTCTGGTGAAATGTAAATGTCAGTCAATGTACCCAATGTCGTAATCTTGTTCTCTCTTAGAGAATTTACCTTCAAGCATAGCTAAAGCTTTTGCCACAACATCCCATTTAGCGTCCTGAATTTCTAATGTAAAGTCTTTTATAGACCCCATAATATTGTAAGTAGGAACCTCAACTCGCGTTAGCTCTAGCTTTTTATTCAATGTATCCAAGGTCATAGCTCCTAGAATGAAATGGCTGATACTGTCCTGTATCATCTTTATAGAATGGTAGTGTACCAGAATGACCATAATCGCTACCCATGTAGTTATAAGCATCTGGATACTCAGATAGTATCTTCATTAACTCATCGCCACGAATGGGTAGGTATGTGATTTCTGTGTTTATTAGGCTTATTGTAGCCATCCCCACTCCTTAACGATTCGGTAAATTTCATCGTTCTTTTCGTGGATAGTACATGTTCTATTATCTACGATTGCGTCGAATAGAGCTTCTCTATCAACACTATCAAATTCATGTTCCGTATGATGACCATCACCATCGGTTAGCTCGCGAGTAAGATAAATTACCTTACCGCCCATAGCCTTAATAGCTTCAACTTCCTGAACACGACGAACATCTGCTACTAGGGCAAATGGGACATCATCTAGTTTGATTCTATCAACTAGCGAATTGGTTAGACAGTTGTCATCAATCCAGCGTAGAACGTCGCCCATACATTGAACAAACTGACGCGCTTCCATAGGAGCTTCAGTGTCTGATACTGATGGTCTAATAGACTTTGGTAGTAGTTCCATCATCTTAGACCAAGTATGCTTACATGGTGACTGCTTTTGTTCAGCAGTTCCGTATAGCTGCTCAAATGTGAGGCCGTAAATATTCATACAAATCCACTTTAGTGAATCTGCAAAGTTATATACCTTAACATGTGGCCAAATTTGTTCCTGTAGATAGTAGATAAATTCAGGGTCGAGTCTATTAAGTTCAAATAGACCCATACCTTCTACTAACTGTCCCTTATCATCATAATATCCAGAGTTAACAATTAGCTCACCCTTATCGTTCATTCCGAACTTATTAATAATCATATTCTCGTAAAGCACATGACCAAGAACGAACTTAGCTGCACTATCCTTACCAGCACGCTTACATCCAGCAAAACCTAGAACTCTCATATTAGCTCCTTGAAATTCAAATGAATATCACTTATACTCATATCACCAACGTCCTTTGACGTAAGGGATATCTCATGTATGTTGTAATACATAGACAACCTATCTATTACTTTCTGTCTAGCTTTAAGTCCCTCTTCGTCAATATCTAGGGCAACGTAAATATCAGTTATTCCTAGAGATTCGATGAGTTCAAATTGATTGTCCGTAAGCTTGCAACCGAACAGTCCAACCGCATTATCTATTCCGGCTTCGTGCAGTCTCCACACGTCACCCTGACCCTCAACTAACACTAATCTCTGTTTTTCTTTTGCCAATTCAGCGGCATTCCAAAGATTGTATAGGTGATTGCCAGTATTAAATCCACTGGAGTTAATCCACTTTCGCGACCACTTTTCTTCAGTCATGTTTGTTGGACACGCTCTGTTGATGGCGTGGTATCTACCACATAAGACACATTCTGGATTAATACTTCTACCAACACATCCTATAAGGTACTTACCTGTAATATCATATACTGGTACAGTAACCCTCATGAACATTTCCTGTCCACGCTTAATACAAAGCCCAACGTCGAAAAATTTTAACGTTTCAGCAGAGTACCCTCTCTTAATATAGTATTCTGCGGGAGTTGTCAAGTTCTTGCGCACATAATCTCTCGTGGCTAGTATCTTCGTCTCGACATTAGTATTCAATTTAGCAATTAAACTATTAAAACACCTAACGTCCTTACTAACCGCAACTTCGATTGGGCATGTGACGCCCGTAATATGCTCTATCTTGGATATTACTTGACGCATACCAACTGGACCACCAGCCTTATTCTCCATTATTTTTCGGATAAGGTTGATGGCACCACGCCCAACATCAGCCTCACAGTGATTTGTCCAGCACATAAAGTTACCAATAGACTGATTACCACTCGTAAACACATTAAGTGATTCTGGTCTATCAGAGTTATGTATTGGACATGATAGTGAAACTCTGTTGGGATACGTGATGTAATCAATATTAAAGTAGTCTAGTATTCTCTCTATGTTGAGAGCTATAGACTCATTTAATCTTAAGAAGTCAACGCTTTCTTTGGGAGTCGTCTCGGTACGCCTTGGCTGGTTCATCAAAGTCTTCATCTGAGAATCCATCTTGTATACCTATATCTGCTACGTCAAACCCTTGGTCATTCTGTAATCTACGTCCCGTGTTCTTTGTAGATAGTTCGCTAATCTGACACTTATCTTTATCGAACACAAAGTTAACCCAGTCACCTTCATCTAAACCGGGACCAAATCGCTGTTCTGGAGTGACAATTAATTTCATATTGCCGTTCTCAGGACCAGCGGTCATAATTTCTTCAATTGTTTTTCTCTTAAGTAATGCAAGTGACGAACACAACCATAAAAGTCTATCAGACTGACTTAAAACGTCTGTTGTATCTTTTGTGATACCATCACGATTCATTTGAACATACGATGAACATGGAACGTCGTATTCCACACACATATTAGATAGTTCTTGAATCTGAAATCCAAGAGCCTGATGTTCAGCTAACTTATCTAAAGCGCCGATATCCATAAGCTTAAAGTAATCGTAAATAACTAAGCATGGATTAGTAACCCCACCATCTACACCAACATCCTTAATAATCCACCTTCGGATAATAGAAAGGATTTCATCGAACGGTTTACCAGCAATAGCTCGGTAGTGCAATGGAATAGATTTAAGGGTTTGTGCGGCTATCTTAAGTTGATTGTAATGAAATTCATTAACAGCAAAGTCACCATTCTCAATACATCTCATGCTCTGAGTAGATAGACATGCTAGAATTCTAGGTAGCTGAGACTTCTTAGTCATTTCTGTATCCAAGTATAGAACTGGAATACCAAGTTTAGCAACGTGAATAGCGTCGTTGACGGCAAATGAACTTTTACCTACCTTTGGTCGAGCAGCAATTAGATATACGCCACCACGTCTACGTCCACCACCGATAGCCTCATTATAGATTGGCCACGGAGAAGGTATACCAACGGTATCAGGCTTATTCTCAGCTAGATACTTCACATACTCATCAACACCATCACCAATAAGCTCGGTCTTATCATCAGAACCAGAGCTTAAAGCCATAGTGTAGCCGAATATTGGCTGTTCTATTTTTGAAACGATTGTATCTATGGATTCTACGCCAGTTACCGTGCTTAGGTCCACATATACTTTTTTGGCGACTTCTTGAGCCTTACGCACGATATCAAGCTTCTTGATTACCTTAGCGTTCTTTATACAATTCTCTCTTGAGATGTTAAAACCGAATAGCGAACGAATGTAATCAGCGTTTTGCTTGTCTTGCAGTAAATCTCCGAACCCCAACATAGTACACGTAGAAATGACCGATGGGATGTCGATAGATGATGATTTTGTAAGAACCTCGTCTATACTCTTATAGAATATCTGGTTCATATTAGTAGTAAAGCAATCAACACTAATTATTTCATTAATATCAACAAATATCTCATGACCAAATTGACATAAACCAGCTAACGTGGCACGCTCTGCCGCAATGTTAACTGGTCTATTATACTTACCTTCTTCTTGTGCAGCATTTGTCACAGTTATATGTTCCTTGATTAACTAAAACCGGATTGACATTATATCTTTTGCCACATGAAATACATGTAACTGTCACTGGAGTATAAGCTTCTCTACGTGGGGTTGGCTTAGCTTTCTTAGCACGTTGGTCCGCAAGTCTGTCAGCTTCGCTATACTCTGGTGGTCTTTCGCCTTCATCAGCGAACATATTAATTCGTTTTCTAGGTACGAATGGTTCTACCCTACTTGGGTTACCTAAGTCTGTCTTAGCTGTAGACACAAAATCATCTTCTGGATGACGGTAATCATCATCTATACGTTCCTGTGGAACCTGACGGCGTTGAGTGGGTGGTATCCTAGTACTAGGAATATCACTTATATCAACAACATCCGAAGATACACGATTGTATCCTTCTGCAACTAGCCGCATATTATTTGTTAGTATTCCAGCCTTAATTGTTTCTAATGGTGTCATTCTTTTCTCCTGACCTTTGCGAATCTACCAAATGCGTCCGATACGTGTTGTACAGCTTGAGATAGATAAGCAAACTCATCTATAATCAACTGTTGTTCGGAAACGATTTGTCCTAATTTTTGTGCGTATTCATTATTAACTATTGTGCAGTCTTTGCGAGCTTCATACTGCATAAACTTATCAAACGAGTTGTAGTTTTGCGCAACAACTAATCTAATACTTCTATCTGCCCAATTCTTAATTGCCATAGCTTTATTAACATGCTGCTGCAAAGATAATGAGAATGACGATAGTCTAATTTCACCTAAAGCCAACTCTTCTGGAGTAAGCTTAACTAGCTGGTCTTCAGTCATAGTAAGATATGTAGTACAAGTTGTATCAATATTCACCCTATTGAGAGCAAAGATACGTGCCTGATTTTCAATCTTATTGACCACTTCAGCCATTTTTTGGTCAACATAATTCTCGTTGCTCAATTTTCTTCCTCCACTCATCGTCCTGTAGGTTGAATGGTAGCTCTACTAAGAACAGACCATTTAATTGACACCATTCTCGTTTGTCATTATCTCTAGCTCTAGCGTTCTTAAATCCAGTAGCATTACCATGAAAGAACGGTATGAATTTATAATGTTGTTCACCCTGAACTTCAACAATAAGTGAGCGGCTAGGTATTAGGAAATCCGCGTATAAAACACTAGAGTTTTTTGTTTTAGACCCCGGCAACGTTACTTCTTCAAGAATACGGTCACACGGAAATATAGATTTTAAGAGGCATCTAGCCCTAAGATGCAGGTCGGATTTTGCGCGTGTACTATCTTCATAAACAGTATAATCAGCAACCGATATCGAATAGTCTCGTCCATCAAATCCCCGATACTTCATCAGAACCACCCATATACTTTGCTAGAGCTAGACGAACATATGAATACACATCAAATCGTTCTGCGAATACCGCACACATCTTTGCTTCGCCCTGTGTTTTAATAGTTTCTCCATTCATATCGAATGAGAACCACGCACCAGCTTTATTAATTATTCCAAGGTCAACACCAAGAATAAACGTTTCCTTGATTGCGTCGAGTCCTTTTCCGTACCTAAGACATGAACGAGCGGTGTTACCAGACTGTCCCATAGCGGACTTAATAACCTTCCACTCTACAATCTGCCCAATCTTAGCTCCATCCTCTTCCCAATCTTCTGGCTTGTTTCTTGTAGTAATATTAACGTCAAGTTGGAACTTTAGCTTCTCACCACCATCAACCTGCCATTTTTCACCATAACCACTCGTATTGGTAATTAGGTGCTGAATCATAATAACGGTAGCTGACATAACCTTTACTGGTCCAGCCATCTTCCTACACCAGTGAGCCATAATTTTTGGTTGTGTAGAACGAATCTGTCCACTTGTTTCTGCAACCATTTCGTCAGCAGGACATAGGGCAGAAGAAGAATCAACTACTACAATACAACCCTCATTTTCTGGGTCTTTGATGAGAGCTTCTATAACATCTAGGAATTCCTGTGCAGATAGGATATGTTCCTTCGTTGACTTAATTACTTGAATTCCTTCTGGATTAAGTCCTACGACGCCACGCATATTCATTGGCTTTAACCTATGCTCAACGTCAGCGTAGAATATCTTACGAGGCTTTCCGTTAATATAGAATTCGGGACGCTGACAATTAGCGATTAGTTGTAGCGTTGTAGTTGACTTACCACAACCGGGAGGGCCAGAAATACTTACAAAGCTTCCTTCAGGAACGCCACCACCGATAGCAAAATCTATAGATGGAGATATAGGGAATACCTGTGTTTTCTTATCAAGAAGTCCAGTGCCCGCCGTTACTATATCTCCATACTTCTTAAGGATGTTCTCAACTGATGCGCTATTCGTCTTCTCTTCTTTAGCCTTAGCCATATTAGTCCTTTAGTTTGTCGAAAATATTCGGTTTGGTTTGAACCTTTGGAATATGTGCGACATTCTCAGGCTTATGGTCAATAGGCTTTCTGCTGTCAATAATACGTTGTTCAAATTCTATTTTCTTTTGCTCTCTTACAATTAATTCTGTAAGACCAGCGTAATTCAATGAATAAATCCATTTACCGTCTGACGAGTTTAATGCCGCCAAAATAGGTTCGATAGAAAAAATCTTAAGTAGTGAATGTGCGGCCATTATAGCTAACCGATATTCACGTTTCCATTCTGGAGTATTCCAAAACTTGAATGGTAGTGACTTACCGGACTTCTTAGCTTTACGGGTTATCGAAAGTTCTGCTAAGTAGTGGGGAGCTTTGCACTCTTCTCCAGTGTTTTGAGATATGAGTTTGATTTTTTGTTCCATATAATAGAATCCTCATTACCTTCAATATCTCTTATGTCGGTAGTACCCTCTTTAATTACTTCTGGTATCATCCAAACATCGACGTAGATTTTACTATCTTTGATTGGACCTAACGAATAGAAGTAATACGTTTTAGATACACCGTCTGCTAAACTGCCAAGCACCCTATTTCTACAAAAATAACCTTCTTCACTTTCAGGCATCGTTTCTGTATGTGTACGAAATGTAATACGCATTTGCTTAACATACAAGTCGTTGTCATTGCAGAATTGCTGAAGTCTTACCCAAGCACGCGGCTCATCTTCTCCGGGCCGGTCGTCATCTTGATATATCCACCTTCCGTCGGAAAGTAAAGCTGTCCAGTAAGTTTTGTCTTTGTCGCGAATAAAATTATCTAATTCAAAACATACCATAAGACACCTCTCAACCCAATGGTCTATGAATACATTCTACATTTCTTCCGCCAGTTCTAATTGAGCCTGCTGGTGGATTAGGAACTGCTGGCTTAGCCTCATCAGCATACATAGATGCTGGTTCGGTCATAACCGCCAAACCTTGTCTCTTACCGCTCTTTGAACCACGACCCATTAGACCAAGCATATGACTAGCTGGCTTAGCTGGATAATGCGTTGCTACCTCAAACTCTTCAAGACCTAGAGCGGTCGCAATTTGCGCGACGGTCATTGTCTTAGACTTCTCAGCGATATAGAAAAGTTCCGGTTCAGTAAACACATGTCCCGTTGTTTGAACTTCTGGTGTTGCTTGAGCTTCTGTTGCTGCTGTTTTCTTCTTAGCCATTATAGCCTACTTTCTAACGTCCTAAAGGGAACTGCTGACTTACCATTAATAATTTTGTGGTAAGTATCATACGTGTCTTTGTCTGTTTTTGCAAATGTTCCACGACCCTTTTTGAGTTCGTACTCACTGTAGTTACATGGGTTAATCAACATATTATCTACTATTTTAAGTAGGTATTTCTCAAGGTTGTCAGTCTTAATATACTTAGCTAGGACTAGATGGTCTTGGCCAACAGGCACTTGTTCTACCTGAGCCTTATTGAACATCGTGTAGATTGTTCTATTCATTGTAAATCTCCAGTATTGACTTAAATTTATTACTGCCGATTTCTTGGATAGATGATGTTATTAAACCCTCTGCCGACAAGAAGAATGCCGTATACTGCACCTTAACAACAAAAGACTCACCACCACATGGGCAAATGAAAATGTGTTTTTGTTCTATATCGTTGGCCAACTTCGGGTCCGCTTCAATCAAGTCCCCTAAAATGCGACTACAGTTAGTACACTTAACTTGTGACGTTTTAACTGTTCTACGAGTGACTTTTTTGGAATTTTCTGGTTTTTTAACTTCGACTTCGATTGGTGGCTCATTAAATATAGACATTACTTACCCTCTAAAATATACTTGGTTTGTTGTTCTGGAGTAAGATTAGATACATCCTTTGTTGGACGACCATATACAGGAGTATA